GTGTCATCTTAAAAAAATGGTTGTGTTAGATTAAAAAATGATTATCTGTTGTTGATTATCTGTTGTAAGGGTATAGCACCGAATGAAATGGGAAATAGTTAAGTTATACCCCCATATATTTTCCCAACAAATAACAAAAATAAGCAATGTCAATGGAATAAGAAATGATTTTAAAATAATTTTCTGGTAAAAAAAGCAATAAAAAATGATGTCAATGGTTAATAATATTGACTTAAAAAAGAAAAAAAGGTAATATAAAAGTGAAATAAGGCAAAATAAAAATGAAAAAAGGAAGGTGGTGGTTAAGTTATGGCATACAACAAAAAAGAATATTATGAAAACAATTTAGTAAAGCAGTTAATAGCAGAAAGAGAAAAGCGATTAAAAGAAATACAACGAAAGACAAAAGAATATTTAGAAAAGAAAAAGTATTTTAGTTTTGATGTTGAAGGAAAATTAGAGTTTTTGCTAACTGTTAATGGGATTGCTTTATTAGAAGGTATGGCAAGAGAAGATTTAACCACAGTAGAGATAGCAACAACATTAGGTTTAACACAAAAAGATTTACACAAGTTTTCAAGAGAAAACCCAGATATATATGATGCAATAGATAGAGGTAGGGCAGAAAAAGTAAGTTTAGTTGAAACTGCCCTTTTTGAAATGGCAAAAGATAGAGTTGTTGAAGAAGAAAGAGTGCAAGAGAGTTGGAATGATAGAACACCAGATAGCAAATCTTATAATAAACAAACTTATAAAAGAGTAATACCAGCAAACTTTCAAGCAGCACAATATATCTTAAACACTCATAAAAATCTTGAATATAGAAAACAATTACAAGATGAACTACACGCCGATATAGATACAGTTAAGTTTGTCATAGAAATGCCTGAAATAGACTTACCAAAAAAGGAAAAAATAGATAATGGCGATTGAAAACCAAGAACCTAACAAAATATTTGTTCCAAAGCCTTTTAGACCGATGTGGCTTACAAGGCAGCAAATACAAGCAGCGTTTGGTAGAGATATACACCGATTTATAAATGTAAGTGGTCGTGTGGCTGGTAAAACTATCAATTTCATACAAATGATGTTTTATAATGGTTTTAATTATTCGCATTTAGACCAAATTATATTAAGAGCAAACAGTTCACAGTTAAAACAAAGTGTATTTAAGGCTTTTCGTAAATATTGCAGTGAAAAATTGCCATATAAGATATATAGTCAAATGAAGTTTCGTGAAAGTCCACCGTTAGAGATAACTTTTCCAAAAGGTAATAAAATATTTTTTAGTGGTGTAGGTATGGGTTCACAAAGCGGATCTAACCAATCTCGTGGTAAAGAAACTGATAGAAAAGTAAGTTTGATTATATTTGAAGAAACACAAGAGATATTTAGTGGTTCAAGTTTAGGCGAAGAATTGATAGACCAAGCAGAGTTCACTTATTTAAGATTTTTAGATGATAAATTAGGAAAAATAATCTATGCAGGCAATAGAGAGCGAAATCATAGCGCAAAGTTTAATGTATGGGTTAAAAATAAGCAAAAAGATGATGATTATATGGTTATTGAGAGTTCTTATCTTGATATTTACGAGTTTTTAAATGATGCAACCATTCGTAGAATTGAAAGAGAAAAAGAAATGAACCCTAATAACTATAAATATTACTTTTTAGGGCAACCTATTGGTGGAGATGACCTTGTATATGGTTCTTTCACTGAAACGGTGCATATATTAAACAAAAACTTTAAGTTTCCAAATAACGAAATATATCAACTATATATAGGTGTTGATGGTTCTACAACGCAAGATAAAACAGTATTTATGCCTATTATTCATTTTAAAAACGCAAAATTAGTTTGTAAGTTAGGCGATATGCTTTATCATGATCCACAAAAAAATGGAGTTGTAGAGAATTCAAGGCTTGTTAAAAACTTTGTTAAGATTTGGTTAAAAAAACTTATAGATAAATACGATTTACAAAGAAAAGATATAATTTTTGTTGTAGATGGGCATAATGTCGATTTAATACAAAACTTACAATACGAATTAGCACCATTTAACAATGTTGGTGTTATTAAGTTTACTAAAAAAGACCTTGTTACAACGAGCAATAGAGTAAACAACGCTTTTAGTGAGCAATTATTATATTTAACTGATGAAGAATGGGTTGAAATGGTAAGTGGTGATATAGTTCACCCAAGCATACTATTCAATGAATTAGAAACAGTTTGTTGGCGTGAAGATGATAGAACAAAGTTTAACGATACAATACCAAACGATATGACCGATGCAATTCGTTACCCTATTGCTTATCACGCAGAAAGTCCATATCAATTAAGAAACTTTAAGAGAGGTGTTAAGTAATGGCTGAAAATACTTTGACTAATACATTTAATTTAGCAGGGCAACAGTTTAGAAAATTAGGTTTTGAACCACAAGCCACCTATAACCCTATAATTAGAGATACTTTTTATCAATTAGTTCCACACGATTTTAAATTTTATTATTTTAACAATATTCGTAGGGCGTTATATTGGTATCAAGGTTACGTTCCAGAAGTTCATAGACCAACAGTTGGTATTATGGCAACAGGGATTGGTAATTCTATTGTAAAAGAAGTAAGTAAACTAATTATTGGTGGTAGAGTATTTTATAGAAACAAATATAAAGAAAAAGAAAATGATAATAAACAATTAAATGAAACTCTTAACGTTTTTGAGAAATGGAATGATAAATATAAGTTCCAAAACACAATAAAACGCCTTGTAGAGTATATGGTTGCTGGTGGAACGAGTGCATTAGTTAGTTATATCAACGAAAACGCTGATTTACATTATATTCCTTATCGTATCGACCAATTTTTTTATTATGCCGATATTACGGGTAATGTATATAGATATACAGGCTTTTTAGGTAATTATACGGCTAAAATTAGTAACGGAATTGATAGAAAACCTATTGAAGATAATTTTTACTTGTTAGAAGAACGTTATTATAACGAACAAGGTAAACCTGTTAAAATATTTTCAATTAAAAGAAGCATAGGACAAGTTACAACGGCACAAAGTTTCGATATTTCACAAACCCAATATATGAAATGGGAACAATTACCAAAAGATATACAAAAAGCCTTAAAAAAAGATTTTAAAGACATTATTATTGGTGTAGAGCAAGAAATTAAGCACACAAAAGATTTAGGTGTTTATATTTTTAGATTTACAACAACAAATCGTGTTCCTGAAATAGATATGGGCGAAAGTGTTCTATTAAATGTAATTAAATACCTTATTGATTACGAATATGCAGAAAGTGCGTTAGATACTGATATGTATATTGGTCGTGGTAAGGTTTATATACCAGCGATGACTAAAAACCCAACTGATGACGCTGCTGATGGTTATTATAGTGGTTTTGATAGTATGGTATTTGAAAGAATGCCTATGCGTTCTATCGAGGATCAAAAGCCTATATCAGTTCAATTTGATTTAAGAGCAAAAGATTGGGTTGAAACAAGAAACAACATTAGTGAAAAGATTGCCTCAACTATCGGTGTTGGTGGTAGTGATATATTCTCTTATCTTAAAGACGCAAGTGGCGCTGCTAAAACCGCTACACAAATTGCTGATGAAAGTAGAAAAACGCTTTCATTTGTTGAAGAAAAAAGAGAAATAATTATCGCAGAGTTTGATAAGGTATTAAAAGATTGGATTGACTTTTATAAAAGAGATGATGAGATTAGAATTAAGTTTAGTTCTCAAAATCTTGTAAATAAACTTGTAACATTAGATGAAACAAGAGTTCTTAAAGAAATTGGTTTAAGTTCATTTGACTTGTTTAAGCAAATATACCCAGATAAAGATGATGAACAAATACAAGAAATGGTTGAACGCAAGTTTACTGAAATGAAACGCATAAAAGAAATCAATATTAGTGTTGAAAACGACCAATTTGAACAAAGAATGCTTAAAATCAACGGAAGAAAAGAACCAAGCGGCATAAACGAAACTGAAACTACCGAAGAAAAAGGCGATATTGATAAAGGTCAAGCAAAAACAAAGGAAAATGAGATAATTTCAAAAGCAAATAGCAATATTGTAGGTTAGATTTATGAAAAATCAAAAGTTAATCGAGAGTTATCATAATCATTTTCTTGATTTACAAATTAAATATCGTAGAGATAAAGATAAATACGTATTGTTATTGTTGTTATATATATTCTTTTTAGAATATCTAACACACCCTACCCATAATTTAATTTATTTATATGCACCTTTCATTCCTAAAATAAAAAATATCAATAAACCACAAGTAGTCATTGATGAAATAGAAAGCGCTATAAAAGGTGAAGGTAAGTTAGTAAACGAGATACAAGAAGTGAAGATTTTAAGTAGAAAAGAAATAGATTATCTCACCTCTATTATACCAAATAAATCGCTAAATATAAAGCAAAATCAAGGAAATAATAGACAAGAATATTATGATAAATTGAATGAAGAAGCAGACATTGTTGAACAAAATCATTTGATAACTGAACACATTAACAAGACAATTTTAGGCAAAGAAACTAAACAATGGAATACTCAAAGAGATAACAGAGTTAGAAAAACAACATTTCACCAAAACATTGATAGGCAAAGAGTTGGTATAAACGATTTATTTAGTGTTGGTGATGATTATGCAAAGTTTCCAAGCGATAGTTTGTTGCCACCAAGAGAAAGGTTAAATTGTCGGTGTTATCTTACTTATTATTAAATACAAATTGGTTAAAAGCCATTGTAGATAGATACGAAATTGATTAACCGACTTCATTGTAAAAAATCAAAAGATTTAGTAACTTTGGTTTAAGTTCGTTAATTAAGGGAGTTGATAAAATGATTGAAAAAATCAAAAAATTATTTAAAAAAAGGAGTGTAACTATGCCAGAAGAAGCAAAAGAAACTATTGAAGAGAAAGTTGAAGAAACGAGTATCGAAGAAAAAGAAAACTTGGAGGCGAGTGAAACTAAACAAACTCAAAATGAAAATGAAACTGTGGAAACTCAAACCAAAGATACCGTAAAAAAAGAAACGGTTGCAGAAAATGAAAAGGTAGAAGAAACACAAACATTAGATTTTGAGCAACAAATTAAATCTTTGGAAGAAAAGTTTAATCAAAAATTGGAAAGTTCTCTTAAAGAGTTCACTGATAAAATGGCCGAAAAAGACAAAGTAATTGATGAACAAAATAAGAAAATTGAAGATTTAGAAAAACGAGTTCCTAATAGCCCTTTCCAAAAGAAAGTTAGCGAAGAAGAACTTAAAACTCCACAAGATTTAAAAAGAAGTAATGTCGTAAAAGGCTTTTATGGAAATTAAAAGCAAATAAAAACTAAAAGGAGTTGAAAACATTATGGCAGATTTCGCAACATTTACAGCAGTAAACGATACCGCTTTACACGTAGCGGTCAGTGAATGGATCATTGAAAGATATGTCCAAGACGCACTATATAGAAATGGTGTTGGTATCACTGAATTAACAACAAAAGATGTAGGAATGGGCGGTATGCGTGTTCCAAAAGTAAAACCTTCAACAGGTAAGTTTAGACAAATTGGTAGCGATACTAATGGTGGTTGGTTTAACACAACACAAAACACTATTATCGGTTTAGATGAAGTGTTTGTAGAGTTCTTATTCCAATATGATGAACCAGAAGAAGTTCCTTTAACTCAACAAATGTTATCACTTGGTGGTATTTCAAATGTTCAAGTTAGAGCAAGAGAAATTGGTAAAAATATCGCAATCGGTATGAATGCTGGAACAATGGCTATTCAATTAGCCGCTGTTATTAACGCAGTAATTTCCGCTGGTGCAGAAACAAATCGTATATTTACTTACACTCCAGCAACTGATGGTGATAGTTTAGAAAAGATTTTATTGGCGAACGCAGCGCTTGATAATGGAGATGGAACTTATCATTCTTATTTCCCAAGACAAGGTAGAGTATTGTTATTAAGACCAAGAGCAATCGCTAACTTGCGTAAAAAAGGTTCAGTAATTGTTGGTGGGTCTAATTTCGCACAAGAAATCTTAAAGACAGGTGCATTAGACATTGATGTAACTCAATTACCAGAAATCAATAATGGTTATATGGGTATGATTGATGGTGTTCCTGTATTTAAAGCAACTGATTTGTTATGGACACAAGCAGAAGTATGGTTAGGTCAAGTAGCAGGTTATCTTGATGAAATCGTAGGTATTCTTTGTTCACATATCGCAACAGGTAGAGGACACGCTTTCCCTGAAATGACAAAAGTTGTAGATAACCCACGCGGACAAGGTTTAATCATTCAACCTATGTCAAACTTTGGTGCAAAGGTTTTCTTTGAACAAGGTATTAAATTGATTGCTGATGGCACATTCGTTGGAGGTGCAGTAGCGTTGTCAGTAGTTCCGGAAGGTTCACAGGTGTAGTAACGCTAACTTTTGACCTCAACGGAGGAAGTGTTGGTGGCAGCACATTTGCTGATAAGGTAGTTGCTGCTAACGCGGTAATTGCAGCGGATACTTTCTATGCTAATTGGACTGAAGATGCAGAATAATAATTAAAAACAAAAGGTGGTTACTTGGCATAAAGAGTGCCACCTTTATCTAAATTGTGTAGGGCTTAATAGTGGTGCAAATCCATTACAATTTATCAAAAGCAATAAGAAAGGGTGTATTTATGAACGAAAAGCAATTAGAAAAAGCGAAAGCAAGAATTGATAAGATGACAAAATTAAGCGAGTATTTTAATCAAGATTTTGACAATAGAGAATATGATGAAGATTTATTAACTTTAAATCTTAAAGCAAATGAGTTTTATTCACAAGTCATTAAAGAATATCTTGAAACTGAAATTGTTATTAAGTTTAACACTTTAAGACACATTAAAGAAATGAGTTCTGGTTTTGAAGATAGAACTGATATGAATAATTTTATAGTAAACGCTATAAACGATTTAAAGAAAGAAAAAACAAGAACAAGAGTTCAAGATATTGAATTAGAAACGCTTATAGAGTTTAAAGAATTAGTTTTAAAAGGAAAAGGCAAAGAATACGATATTACAAAAGGTTTTGATTTTGAATACAGCGAACAAACCGTTGTATTTGAGCCAATAGGCAAAAAATAAAGGGGTGGTGTAAATGCCAACTGATAGCAAAGAAATGAAATATAGCCTTAAATATCATATGTATATCCTTGATGTTGAAAATGTTAAAAATGAGATTGGTTTAGATTTTATAGCAAGAGATGGTTCTTTAACAAAAGCAAAAGATACAATGTATAAACTATCAAGAACTGTTTATCAATTTATTTATGGACACACAAGATATAAAAAACAAATGGAATATTGGTTAGCAAAAGACGGAGAATTAAGACCTATCATTTTACAAGTATTAGAAGAACAAGCAAGATATGAATATGAAACTAACGCTGAATATCTTTCAATACAAAGTGGTATCAATGTTTTAAATGGTGTTAGAGTGCCTTTAAAAGAATTGCGTGGTTTAGTTAGAGTAGCACCAGCCGTTGAAGAAATATTAAGAAATAGCGGTTTATTGTATCAAGGGCAACGCTTTATACCAACAAGCAACGACACATTTGATTATGACAGCGGTGAATACTAATGGCAAACATTGGTGCTGGAGAAACTATTGTTGCTTACCTTATTAAAAAGAGCAAAGCGACTGATGTAGAAAGTCAAATTAAAGATACAATACCAACTGAAACAATTTTAAACCTTGACGGTGTTTATCAATTTAAGTTTAGACATTTATCTCAAAGCGAAATGACTTATCAACCTATTTCTAATTGGTTAAAAGGCAAGTTTGATAGAGTTTTATTTACAAGCGAAACTGATATTGAGTTTGAAGAAAGAGATTTTGTTATGTTTGAAAGTGGTAAAAAATTAAGAATAACAAGAATATTACCACAATCACAACATGGTGCTTTTTTAATAAATAAAAAATACCCACATATCTTGGAGTTAGAATAATGAAACAAAATGATATTTTAGAAGATATGAGAGTTGCCGAAGGAATAGCAAAAGCATTATCGCCTTATGATACGGGTAATTTAAGATTTAACGCAATTAAAAGTAGTTTGACTAATGATGGGTTTAGAGTTATTTATTCTTTGGCTGATGCTTATTATATCTATTTCCTTGAAGAAGGAACAAGCAAATCAACTATTCATCAAGGCTTTATTGCTAATAGGACAGTTCCAACAATAGCGAGTTATGTCAGTGCTAAATACAAACAAAGGAAAAAAAGCATTGTTAGTGATTTTAAAAACAAATCATTGTTAGCGTTTGAAGATAGAAATTATAGTTGGATCGAGCGAGAACAAAGAAACTTATATTCTAAAAGTATCAATCTTGATAAATTAGCAAGAGAAAATGAATGGGAACACAATACCGAAATGGAAATCTATGATGAGAACTTTGAAAGTAGGCGATTATAATGTTGCAAGAGAAATTAAGAGAAATAATCGAAAATAAACTCAATGATAACACACAAGCAAAAAAGTTTATTGTTGGTTCATACGCCTATATCGAAGATACCGAGCAACATTTCTTATATAATGTTAGTTTAGGTTATAAATTGATAGAAAAGAATTATATACCTGTAATGTTAGATTTTAGTGGCGATTATCAACCGTTGCCAAATCAAATCAATGGTGATGCCGAAATTGGTGTGGAGTTTTTGCTTGAAGCCGAAGATAAAGAAAAATTAGATACTGATTTAGAAACAATAGATGAATTGCTAACAAAAGTTATTGGTAATTATGAGATATTTACTGATGGTTCGCATACTTACGAAAGTGTTTGGACAATGAGCATACCAATACCAGCAGGAGTTACACCGCCAATAAATGGTAATTATTATACAAGAGTTAGAACAACTATTTCCGTATCATTTAGTAATACAAATAGGTTTGGTAATTCTTATAGATATTATATTGATGACAATTTAATTACGATTTATGATGGTAGCGATAATAGAGAAAACACTGAAAATGCACCACATTTATTTAATGGTTACGAGCAAAAAGGTGGTAACGATGAAAGTGTATGGTCTTTAACCTTAACGGCTTACATTGATAGTTATTTAGAAACTGAATTTGCTGATACAATAGCGAGTGAAACTTATGAAATGCACAAGGTTTATACTTTTAAAGAAAAGAAAATGAATAAAGAAACAGGTGATTGGGACGACTTAAACACTTTTCCTGTTCAAGTTCGTAGTGTATCAAAACCTATTTTATTAGGTGAAAAATTATTTATAACAATTAGTTTATTCAAGAGTGATAGACAAGCAACAACTTAAAAAGAGTAGGTGAGTTATATGAAAGATTATCATATTTATACACATTATGTTGAAGAACAAAGTTCACCTAAAACAAGTCCAAAAGCAAAACCTTTAAAAGAACCTAAAACAAAGGCAATACCTGAAATTAAAAAGAACGAAGGCAATCAATTATCGTTTAATATGCCTAAAAAAGCAATAGCAGGTTCGTTAGTAGCAGCAGGAAAAATCAATTCATATGTTGGAGAATATACCGAAAACACAGTAACAGCAAGTAGGCGTAGAGTTGGTTTAACATATGCAGGTATGGCTGCTTTGGCAGTATCTAACCCTGTTCTTGGTTTAAGTGCTATGGCAAGTTATACGGCTGATAAAATGATAACTTATAATATTAAAGTATATAAAGAAAATCTTAATGCTGATTTCATTAGACAATTAAGTGGGGGAACAGTTAAGACAAGGGGGTAGAATATGCTAAATTATAGTATCAAAATATACGAGCGTAACGCTATCACAACAGTTAAAATAGATAGTCTTGCTGAAACCCTTAAATTAGATGAAAGTCTTGATAGCGGCGTTTTAACGATACCAAGAGCGACAAAAAGCACAGCCTTTAAAAGATTTTCAAAAGTAGAGATTTCCATTACTGATGATGATAGTTATAACGAAACAAGATTTTATTTAATATATACAACGAAAGTTCAATTAGATAGTAAAGGTTCTTACAAAACTTACACACACACATTAGGTTTAATAGAACCTATTAAATGGTTAGAGAAGTTCCAAGTAGGTAGTTTAGCATTTAGGCAACCTTTAAACGATAACAAGAAAACACTTTTAAATTATGTAGAAAGAGTTTTAAGATTAACGCCTTTTGTTTCAAGAGAAAAGATACCAAATACAAGAATATTGAAAATTGACAATAGTTTTAGTGATGTTTTACGTAACGAGATAGCACCACAAATGACTATGGAAAAGAAAAACTTGCGTGAAGTGTTGATAGAAATATTTAAAGTAGTGAACGCAATACCGAGAATGTATTATGATGATGGTATGTGGTATTTAACAGGTGATATTGTTAATCAAAGAAAATTATCATTTGATGTTGAAAGCGAAATTATTGATTATAAAGAAGAAGCAAGTGGCGAAAATTACGGACAAGCAGCCGAGATATTTCACGAGAATACGATACCAGATGATGATGCTGGAATAATTTATGAAGGTTCGATTACTGATTATATATCTTATCGTTCAAACGATGTTATTGTTGGTGAAAGCAATTTAAAACTTATTTTATCTCAAAAGAATGCTGAATTAAAAAATATATCTGTTATGGTTTTGAAAGAAACAGGAACATATGTTGAAAGTTTAAATGATTATGTTTTTGAAAAAAATGTTTATGATACATTAGATTTCGATACGCTAAACGACAATAACGATAGAGCAAACGCTTTTTATTGGCAATATCGTAGTCGTGAAATAAATGGTTTAAATGAAAGATTTAATTCTATATTTCAAGTTATGGCTATCGACAATATCATAGATAAAATTACAAATGGTTTTGATAATTCGGTAGATATAATTTTTAAAGTTGAATATGTGCCTTATTTTGAAACAATGCGTTCAATACAATATAGAGAAGATACTGATCCGTATATTATTGAAGATGATTTATTTGACCAATATAGTGCTATACAAATCAACCAACAAGAAAGACTTAATTACCTTTACGATTTAACCGACAATATTTACGGGCAAATACAAAGAATTGGTGTTGAAACTGTATCAATTAGTAAAAAACATTATACTTTAAGACCATATCACCCTGATACAAACCTAAACGGTATTTATCAATTAGGTGATTATACAAGTGATGGTTATATCGTTACAAAGGTTGAAAGAGTATATGGTAGAACGCATATTATAGCAAGATATGAATTAAGCAAAAATTGGAATAGAATAGCACAATTTATTCAAATAGACCAAGAGTTTAGACCTTACGAAATATCTTTAACAAAAAATGATGCAACAGTTAAAAGAAATATTTTATTTAATATGGGTTTTATTGAGATTAGTTCTAATGAAAGAGAATTAGAATTGAACAATATAGAAACCTTAAAAGAAATATTTATGAAAACTTTTAATGCAAGTTCATTTAACAAACCGATTACAGCCGCAAGAATTAGTGTTGATAATAAAGATTTTGATATAGCCATGCCTATTGCATCATTAGCAGAAAAAAACGGCTTAAAATGGAAATTAGATATGTTTGACACCAAATTAGCGGGGAAAGGTTTGAGAGATAAAGCGTTTGTAGGCGGAACGCAAAGTTCTCAATATGGTGTATATTATACAGATGATGTTGGTGAAATAACTAATGTTAGAATAAAATTACACAATAATTTTATAGACATTGTAAAACCATTAGCACCATACACAAGACAATTATTGAGATATATGGCTTCAAATTTCCCTAAAATAGACAAAGATATAAAATATGCAGTAGACACAGGTTCATATTTCTTTTTAGAACAAAGTAATTGGTTAGTTTTAGAAATAGATACTGAAAGCAATTTACCAACTATACCAAGTGAATTATCAATACCATATTATGGCGAAAACTATTTATGGGTTGTAGTTATTGATACTTATAATTTGTATGAAGCCTTTGTAGATTATAACGATTTTACAATTACATATACCCAAATAGCAGGTGGTGTAACAGGCGTAGTAACAGAACCTTTATATCAATTACCTATTTACGAAATATTAAAAGATAGGGGTGAGATATTAGGTTTTGAAATCAATTTACCTATTGTTGCTGACACAAGAAACTTTAATACATTTGTTATAGGTGAAAGTCTTATCAAAGAAAACGCACTTATAAAACCAAAAGAAACAAATCAATTATATTTCTATGGTTTAACAAGTCGCATATCAAAAACGAATACTAAAAAAATAGATAGTTCTAATATATTATTTAGCCTCGCTTTAACGGGTTTTGATATATTTGAAAAAGGTTTATATGTAGATAGTTATATTTATGAAAACTTTGATTATTTCGCAATAGGAGATACTGATTATAATTTATATTTAGGTGTAAATCAATTAGGTTTAGATGGTGTTAAAACAATAATTAGTGAGATTTATTTTAATTTCGTTGATGAAAGATATAGACCTGATATAGTTATTGATTACATTGAGTTTAATCCTTTATTAGAATTAAATACACAGCAAAATTATATACTTGATTTAATATTTGATATAATTCCAATTTTAGAAATTGAAACAAACATTGACTATAATGAAGAAATGTTCAGTTATCAAATACAAACAATATCACCACAAATTGATATTAGAACAAATATAATATCTCAACAGCAAAAACTTGATGTTCAAATTATAGAAATACAACCACAATTAGAGATAACAACCGATATATCAAGTGTAAGTGGAATGGTGTTTATTGAAATTATAGAAATACAACCAATATTTATTTTAGAAACACAATTAACGCATCAACAACAACAAATAATATACGAAGAAATAGAAATACAACCACAAATTGATATACAAGTAGAATTAAATCAATTAACAACAAATCGTGGTGAATTATATTGGTCTTATGTTTCAAAAAGAACAACTGAACCTGTAACAGGTATTAACGGCGGAACTGATGCTAATATTAGCGAAACCACACCACCAAGTGAAAGTGTTTATAATTATGATTTAGGTAATAAAGTTTATTATAATGACGGAGAATTTCCACCAACTTATTACACATATGAAGTCAAAAATCAATTTATTTAATATTAAAGGGTGGGTTTAACCGCTCACCCTAATAAAATAGGAGGAAAAAAATGGCAATTTTAGATGTTTGCAAGAACGAAATGCTTAAAGCGTTTAATGATATTGATGGAACATACGATATTGAAATCAAATTATTAGATGGTGATTATGCTAATATAGATCAAAACAAACTTATAGCATTTGAAATCAATTCTTTAATTAGTGATGGTGAGATACAACAAAATTCAACTGATGTAGAATTCACTAATATACCAGCGGGAACTGAATTAAGAGGTTTGAAATTATATTTAAAAGACGGTGTTACCGAAACGCTATTGCTTGAATATTGGTTTGATACTGTTTATCAATTTACAACATTAGGCAAGGCTAAAATTAGTGGCTTAATTATTAGGTTAATTTAAAAGGGGTGAATTAAAATGGCAGTTAGAAGTGTTGAAAATGATTTGAAAATATATATGTTCAAAAGGTTACACCCAACTTATAGCCCTGATGCACCAAACGGTTTAACTTCAATTTGTTTAATTGACAATGATGGTAATGATTATGGTTTAGAAACAATATCTTGGAGTAACCCAGAAACAACAAGCGGTTTAGAACAAAACGGTTCGGTTGTTTTTGAAATAACAGCAACACCAAGTTCACCTGTATCTATTGTTGGTTTTAGATTAAAGTTTTTTAATGGTGTAGATGAGGTTAATGGTGTTACTGAAACATTTTCACAAGGAACTTATTATTTTACGGGCGACGGAACACTTACATTAAGTTCAATAGATATTGATATTATATAAGGGGGTAGAATATGAAAGTTGTAGTTAAAGAAGTAAACATTAAAACAACAGGTAATGTTAAAATTATTCCAAAAAAAGAAGATGAAAAAAATGACAACACTAAAAGTAAGTAAAGGTATTATATTTATAATCATTGGAATATTATTTTTATGGGTAACTTTCTATAATGTAAAAGACAGTGTCGATATTTTAGGCGATGATGTTAATTTATTTAGATTTTCTTATGCTTACGGGGTTTTTCGTTCAACAGGAAAGACTTTATATGACTTCATTCAACCAACAATAATAAATTATTTATTTAGTGTGTTATTCGTTGCGTTAGGTTTCATAGAAATAATAGGCAGTGGAATATTCGAGAAATTAGGTGATAAATATGGCAATTAGTCAAAGAGCAGTATATATTTACGATAATAACAAAAAGTTAATTCAACAAGGTGGTTTGACATATGATAGCGAAACGGGTTTATATACATTTGTTGATGAAGAAGTTAATATTAACGCAGGTGATATAGGCTCAACGGAATTAGTTGTAGCAGTTCCACTTGGAAAATATAGTGGTGGTTCAGCATTTGTTCATTATTTAAGGCGAGATGGGTATAAGAGTGGTTTATTACTTATGAACACTCAAACAAGAAAAATTGATGGTGTAGATTATCAAACATTTTATTTAACGCTTAATCAAGTAGGTTGGACTTATACAGCAGGCAGGCATACATTTATCGTTGGTTATTTAACGAGTGATGGAACAACTACTTCGTTTGATAAGTTAGACCCAGCCTTTTATACCGTTAGCGATGGAATAAATACTTATGAAGAACTTAATGCTGATGAATACGAAGATATTTATTTAGCGATACAAGGAAGTTTTAGTAATTTAGAAAATAGATTAGTTAATAACGAAGATTTTCTTGCGGGCGCATTTGGTTATACAAAAGTAGGCAACCAAACAGCAGTAGAGTATGTTCAATATGATACGGTTTCACCAATAGCACAAGATGATTTACCAATAGGCGCAAGGCGTTGGAACGATGTATTTAAAACAACCGAAGTTAGAGTAAGCGATAGCGTTGTAATTCAAGACGGTCAAGAAATCGTTTTCCCTGTAAGAAACACAACAGGTGTTACTATTGATAATGGCGATGTTGTTTATGTGAGTGGTGCATTAGGTGGTGGTGCGAAAGTTCTTATAGCAAGAGCAAATAGCACTAATAACGAACAAGCAAACTCAATTATAGGTGTAGCAACCGAAAATATAGAAAACAATAGTGATGGTTTAGTTTGTGTTCGTGGTAGAGTTCGTGGTATTGATTTAAGTGCTTTTACAGTTGGGAATAAATTATTTTTAGGAACAAACGGAAATCTTGTTTTAAAATCAAGTTTAACAAAAGGTTTAAACACTTACGTTTATATAGGTGTTGTTGAAAACAAAGAAGCAGGAAATAATATCTTATTAGTAGATCCGAGAGTTTATTATAAGTTTGAAGATTTAAGCGATTTAGAATTAACAAACCCAACAACTGACAATATCATTATTAACGATGGAACAAAATGGGTTAATATTACTAAAACGGCATTTTTACAAGCAGTTACTGATAGGCTCACACAAAACGAAAGCGATATAATTGATTTAGAAAACGAAAAAGCCAATTTAGCAGGTGGAAATACATTTACAGGTGAGCAAGTATTCGTTGAACAAATCAAAGCACAAAACGGTCTTGACGCTAATAACTCTAAAATAATAAATGTATTGACGGGAACTGCTGGTAGCGACGCTGTAAACAAAGCACAGTTAGATGACAAAGTGTTAAATGATATAGCGACACATAACACAAGTGGAACAGCGCATACCGACATTAGAGCATTGATTAGTGCGTTGCAAGGCGCATATGTATTTAGGGGATTGATTAACAATACAACTGATGAAATTACGGCTGATACAACATTGCTCACAACATATATTGATACTAATTTTTCAAGAACGCCTGTAACAGGTGATGTATTAGTCGATACCGATGACAACGAATGGTATTATGATGGCGATAGTTGGGAAAATATGGGTCAAGCAATCATTAGTTTAGCAAGTGCAGTTAATGATGGTTTAATGAGCAAAGAAGATTACGCTAAATTAGCAGCCTTTGAAATTGCAAGTTCATATTATAAGAAAACCGAATTAGATAATGGTGCGTTAGATACAAGATACTATACCGAAACCGAAATAGATGCCTTATTAGGCCAACTTAAAGCAATATATGGCTGGGAAGATAGTGATTTAGGAACGCTTAGCACAGGGCAAACATTAGCGATAGCAACAGTTGATGACTATGATTTCGTTATGGTGCAGGTTGAAACTGATGGTCAAGTTACAAGCAAGTTCTTCATACCGAGTGAAGTTCAAGATGGTGAAAGCATCACCGAAATAATTAACACAACACTAACAGTGACATCAACAATAGTAAAAGATACAACAGCAGGCACATACACATTTACGATTAGCGATGGCACAGCAACAGCACATTTCGTTGGCGTTAAGATGACACCATTGAGTGCAACGAAAGTTAGCACAACGCACGATAACAACACATTAGAAAATACCGATTTAGATGTTCAAGCAGATATTGATGAGTTAGATAGTAAAAAAAGCGACAAGGTTGAAACGAGAAACATCGAAGAACAAACAATCACCTATCGGGAAGATGGCAAAGTCAGTCAAGTCGTAGGCGACAATGTAACAACCACACCAATGTATGATGTAAATGGTAACTTAATTAAAATAACCGAAGTGTATGCTTTAGATGGTAA